AAGCTTTCTCTTAGGATCCAATCCTTCATATGCTACCACTAGTTCTGCTAGTGTCCTGTTAGCATTGTTCTTGAATCCTCTGTGACAATCGTCACGTTTGATAAGAAACTTTAGATTAGTAATCCAATCTGTTGTTTCATTCGTGCCTTCTACAGCAAGAATGGTGTGACCTTCCACCTTCCTACTGACAAGAAAGTCTTTTTCGTTAGGATAAACATCCCTACAGCACCGTAGTGCTTCTAATACAACCTCTTTTGATAAAGTCATTATAAATTTATCTACTAGAATATATAGTCTGCTTCATTAAGCACTCTTAACCATCTCCTCAACCCTTCTGGGTAAGGAGTGTTTGGTATAGGTGTAACGTAATCAGGTTGTAATCTTAAAAAAGATGTTAGACGTTCACACTTATTTTCTGTCGTCTCTGTCTGCGTCATTATTATTACCTCTAGGTCCATCAGGGACTTTTGGCATCACTTCAACAGTTTTTCTTTTCTTTTTTCCTTTCTTGTTAACAGGTAAGGTGTCACCTACTGGCAATCTATATTCTAAAAACTGTCTGTATGATTTCATTTCACATATCCCATGATTTTTTTAGCTTTCTTTCTCTGCTTCTCTTTATCAGAGCAACCTTCCTCGATGACAGGCTTGTCATCAGTCTCCCACTTCTCACCTGTAACAGTGTAAGTAGTTTTATTTAACTCACTAAGTTCTGTAAGAATCTTAGATGCTTCATCCCAGAGTTCTGCCTCTCTTCCTTGTGCTTCTTCTCTGGCAACTACATTAGTATAGTTGATTGCTTGACCATTAGTTTGTGGAACACCACCTGACATAGATCCTTGCCCCATAGTCATGGAACCCTTTAGTGCAACAGCAGGTTCACCACCATTGGATGTTGCTTTAGGATCTTTTGATGAATCATCATCAGGTTTCTGCTTCTCTATTGTAGGAATCGAAGTTGATGCATCAGATGCTGGTGCAGGAACTGATCCTATTGGTGTGTCAAATGTAGCAAAAGCAGTACCACCCTGCTTCTGTCCTGTAGGAATTTCTTCCTCAGCAATTGAAGTGTTTTGGAAACCGTCACCACCTGACCAACGTGTGTAAGACTCCATGAGAGCCTTAGAAAAGTCGTCGTTATGTGCGAGACTGTTAACTGTCTTCTGCTTTTCCATGTCTAAAATTGAAGAGTTTTCTATGATCTATTTATAGTACGAATATCCTTTACCCATGCACGAAACATGTCTCCACCCTCTGTCACACAGATAACGTAGTTGACACCTGTTCTGTGGATGGTTCCTTTTTCACCTGAAATAGCACTCATTACTCTGTCACCTACAGAGAATCCCTCAGCATGTCTATGCTGCTGACGTATAGCCTGCTCTCTCAGTTTTTTAAAGTCCTTCATTTATCAGAGATACTCTCAGAACCACCCACAGAGAATGGGTTGTACTTATCTGTGGCAATCCTATACATTTTTTCATGCATAGTTATATTATCAGCGATCTCTTCCTCTGGTCTGGGATTCTCATTTGGGTCTGTTGCTATTGGCATACTATCATGTGGGTGTGGAACGTCATCAAACCAATCATCAACTGGAAGTCTATGCAGTTTCTTCATTTGAAATTTTTTGGTAGATTACTTTTGATTTCACTCATCAAAGTCATTACATCTTTGTCACCTAAAGTGGGTATCCCTGCCTTAAATGACTTAAAATCACCAGCAAATGCTGCACGTCTCATCTTTGTACCAGATATAGTAAACGTATCACCATCTGCATCTCGACTACCAGAAGATTTTATCTCTATGGTACGAAAAGTGAAGTCTTTATGATTATATTTATGCACCCACTGCATAGCGTTAACCCTGTCAGACCCTACAAGAAACACTACCTCATCATACCCAGACATCATTATATTTTGTAAACATGCTACTGGATCTGCCTTCGGAAGACTGAATATTTTACCTCTATGCTCTGGAAACATCTTGTTCATCCAGAATAATTTTCTATCAGGTGGTAGTGGGTTGCTACCTTTAGTGTCATGACTGTGTGAAATATAAATGCGGTAGTCCTCACCGTTAGCCATGCGTTTAACATTACTAAAATTGTCCTTATGACCTGTAGTAGGTGGTTGAAACCTACCAAATGTGAAGTAGCACTTGTTACACTTTAACGCCATGACTTTGCTACCGTGAAGTTATTGTATGAAAACTCAAGACGATTCACAAACTTGATCATGTCTCCATTTCTATGCATAACGTATCCCTCTGGACCAGTTACCTTGTATCCTTTCTCTGTTTGCACAAAAGTTCTAAAGGTTTCAAGTTTATCCAACTTATCTATAACCATCTGCTTCACTGTTTGCAACTCTTTATAGAGACCAAGCAATGATTTAAACTTAGATTGGTTATCTCTTAGATAATTTTGACTCTTGTATACAAGGTCCGACTTAGAAACCCTATTAGCAGGTGTCTTTATCTTATCAAGCATAACCTTAGTCTTGTCATAATAAAAATTATAGAGACTAGCAAAAGTATTATCGACATTACCAATGGAACGTGCTGCTTTTATCTCTGCGTTGAAAAACTGCTTCAAATATGATGCAACATGCCACTTTTCATCACCTGTCGTACCTGTATTTGTTACCAATTCATCAAGGAAATACCCACAGTCTCCACATAATTTTTCAATGGTTGACACATGCTTGTCAAACTTGACCTCTTCAGCATGATTCAACCCAACTCTGTCCATTGGAGTATCATTATCGATTACTACAACATTTGCATCCTCAGTGAACTTTGTATTTGCTCCACCTTTCGCTGTCATAGTAGACAAGTTATACCCATCTTTCTCACCCATATAATGAGTGTGGAATACTACCCCAATTTGTGCTTGAGATACCTTTTTACCTATTGGATGGTCTACTGGGATAGCATAGGTGATAGTATTAGGTTTAAAAGTGAGTAGGTTTTCACCATGTACTTTTTCTTTCCTAACATCACCAGGTGTGAACATCAAATCACCCTGAATGACACCTTTTATACCAATATTTCTGAAATATTTGAGAGACATCTTCAACTTGTTTGCTAAGTCTCCTGTATATTCATACTTGTCTACGTCAGATTCTGTGTAACATATCTTCGGACCAGTTTTATTGAAGACAGACTTAGTTCCAACGAAAAACAGTCCGTTTGCTGGATCCTTACCACATACTACTGAAGGAGCACCATCCCATTTGGTCTGCATATATCCTGTACTGTTGTCACAACCAAGCATTTTCCTCAATTCCTGTAGGAAAGCAACAGCGGCCTTGCATCCCTCAACTCCATAGTTGAGCATCTCATCCTCAAGGTGTTCTAAGTGTTTTAGTTGTTTTATGTTAGCCATTATGATGATACCTTTAAGAATGGTGCTGACTTATCAGATCTAGATGCAGCATATTGATACAGTCTACTAGATACATCATTTCTTTCTTGAGAAGTTCCACCCATTACGATGTCAACTACCTCCAATCCTAGAAATTTAGAGAATTTCCACTGAATTCTCTGTTGTGCATTCCTACCATCAGCACTAGCAATCGCATCAAGTTCAATCTCTTCTGCAACTCTGGTTCTACTTGGGTTTCTATGCTTATAAAGGTTACCTCTATCACTCATCAGTACAACACCTTTGTTTTTGGTAGCAAGATCAAAAATCATTCTGTCTAAACTGTTTCCATGTGCTGCTCTTTTAGCACTATCAACATCATGGGTTCTAAAACAACCATTACCCTCACCATATACAGACTCAAGTATACGATTTAGTATACCACCACCAACTTTACCACCTTTAGCACCAGCACCGAAAGCAGATCCACCTAAAATTTCACCTTGCCAAGTGTTTCCTTTACCACTTGTGTCACGCATCTGCATATTGAATCCACTACCATCAAAGTAAGTATCCATAGAACCATACAAAGTGTTTGAACCACAAGAAATGAAGTTTTTACGTGGTCTTTCTTCACCCATGTTAGTTCTTTCTACCCTTGCTGAGTTTGCTGTTACTTTCTTCAGAGATACACCGATCAATTTCTTCTGAGTTACTAGTTCCATCAACAAATTATTCCAACCAGCAAAGTATTCTTCAAATGTTGTTAGAGGTGATGATATAGCACAGTCACACAACCATATATCTGCTGGAGTCCACTTGTTAATGTCAGCAAAAGGTCTATCCTCTCTATCGTTTACCTCTTTAAAATGTGCGTTGATTGCTTTAACAAAATCGTTGCCGTGATACCAGTGAAAACTACTGTTTCTATACCTTTGGTCAGCATATAATGCATTAGCAGTACGAATACTAGACTGCATCCAGTCAGGATTGTCCATCAAGTATTGATGAATATCCTCCATACTTTCTTTAGTTTCAACATGTCTAGCAACACTCTGAAAATCAGCTAAAGTACACCTATAATCATCTTGTATTGCTTGATTCAAACTATATCTAAAAGCACCAACCCAACAGGCAGCACCCTCAAACAAATCAGTGTTCTCTGAACCAGATCCAGACCCTCCACTACTACCAAACTCTGCTGTTTTTATTAAACCAGCAGGTGAAATCTTATATTCTTTAGTCTCGTTACCAGATACTTTTAATGCTGTTAATATTTTACCAGCGTTACCTGATTTCTGATACCTTCTAGAGAATGAATCTCCACTACCAACAGGATCAGCAAAATCAAGACTACCAGCAACACAATCCTTCATGTCTTGCAAAACTTTCTGCTCACATGTAATCACAGCAGTAGGACCAGGAGCACCATGTACTTGAACTGCTCTCCTAGTTTCTATAATATCGATAAGAACTTGTAATCGCATTTGCCCACCACGTATATCACCATACTCAGCAAATGCCATTTTATTGGCCATGTTTCTAATAGAAAACCTTCCCCTATTATTTAGAGGAAGGTCTGTTCTTTCTATCCCTTTTGCGTAGTGGTGTACCAATAGGGTTTCTTTTGAGATCATTTTTAATCTGTTTAAGTTTCTTCAGATGATCCTTGATCTCTTTCTTTGATATCATATTCGATTTTAATAATTTTGGAAGACCTCCCAACAGAATTTAATGTTTCGTACTGATTGAACTCACCTTTTAGTAGTATTTCTACTGTCTTTTTATCTAACCCACACAACTGTTCGCAATTCTCAAGTGACTTACGAACTGTCTCTAATGCATTAGGTTTTACATCCTTAGTGAATCCATTTAGGTCAGTTGTTTTAGCATTCTCTAATGCTTTGTCGATATCTAAATGAAATTCGTCACTCATTGTTCCTTATATCATCCTCCAACATCTCAATGATCTTTGTTGAGTCAATGATGTTGTCAATATTAGCAAGCATGTTAGCAATATGTTTAGCAACATAAGGTTTTTCACTTCTTGCAGCAAATGCTAGTGCATTACGTAGATCTTCCTGTGCATCTCTTAGAGATTCTTCTACGGTTTTAGTGAGGGTCATATCTATTAATAACTGAGTATACTATTACCAAAACAATTAGTCCGATACAGATTATGGGTAAAATCAAATGCATTAGCGATCTCCTTTTGCTCTAACTTCAGATTTTTCTACAGAGAATGAACCACCTGGATAGCGTTTCTCCAACTTTCTAACATTACCTCGCACAACATCGTCGAAAGATACGTCCAGAGCCATGCAAGCTTGTGCCACATACCACATAACGTCACCCAACTCAATAATAAGATGCTCTCGGTTATCGTCGTTCCAAGGCTTTCCCTGAAATACCATCTTTTTAACGATTTCCAGAAACTCACCAGACTCAGCAGCAAGCCCAACACCAGCAGTGGTAAGACGTTCAATGCAGGCACCTTGTCTGTCAAGTTCACCCAGACGGTCAGCAAGACTGACAAAATCCTTAGAACAATCGCTTGTGACAGCATCCACGAAATGACTGTACTTATCAAAGTCAACATTATTTGTCATAATTTAAACATTCCATTCAGCGAATTTACTTAATCGATTTTTTGTTTCAGAGAACTGAGGCATCTCTTCTTCTTCAGCAGATGAATTTAGAACTGATGTATCCTCAGCAACATCATACAGCCTCATCTTCGATCTGTCAATACCTATCAAGAATTTCTTGTTAGAGGTAGGATCATTGTAACGATTCTTTAGTTGCTTAACTAATAATCTGTTTTGACTTTCCAACTCCTCAGTAGATATGAGAGCGAACATAAGGTCAGCAGTAGCAGGGAGTCCGAAAGACTCTGACGTGTCAGTAAGGTCAGGATCGCTAGACCCGAAACCAGCACGAGTAGTTTGAGTAGCACTGACAATCGGTACGTTATGCTCGACAGCAAGACCCCGAAGCTCTTCAGCAATCGCTTTAACATAAGTGTAACTGTTTACAATAGCACCTTTATACCGTGCAGAAGCACAGATATTAAGGTAGTCCACAAATATAATTTGTGGTTTGAAATCTTTCTTCAAAGACAAGTCTGATAACAATGCTTTGAAGTGTCCAGCATGTGCTGAAGCAGTAGGATATTCTTTAATGATAAGTTTACCCTGTGTCTTTCTAGCAATCTCCTGTACCTTAGAATTATACAGAACTTCAGGTAGTTCTGGTATATCTTTGATGTTACAGTTTAAAAGATTTGCGTCAATTCGTTCAGCAATCTTCTCCTCTGCCATCTCACATGTAATGTAGAGAACGTTGATCCCCGATGTGAGACAGGCACTAGCCATGTGGCACATGAATAAACTTTTCCCGACACCTGTACCAGCAAGAGCGATGTTGAGAGTCTTATTAGGGAGACCACCTTTTGTAATATAGTTAAACTTCTCCAGATCAAAGGGAATTTTCTCCTCTGTTTTATGGTAGAAGGCATATCTATCTTCAGATTGTTCAATGTAGTCATGTCCAATGTGTTCATCAAAGGAGACAGCTAAAGCATCTTGCAAGATACTTGGTATAGCATCCTTGCTAAGCTTCTTATCTCCACCGTCAGCAATCTTAATCGACTGCATGAGCGCAAGATATATAGCACGGTCTTGACACCATTTTTCTGTGGCATCTACAACCCAATCAAAGTCTACCCACTCGTCAGTAAGTTCACGTATGGTAGTAACAGACTGATTAAATGTATCTTCAGTTAGATCAGTCCTATTTTGCAGGTTAATGATGACAACTTCTTGAGTAGGAAGTTTATCATACTTCACTGCAAAGTCAGCAATCTCTTCAAAGATTACTCTTTCATGGAATTCTTGAAAATAATCAGGCTTAAGGAAAGGAACCACCTTACGATAGTACTCCTCAGTAAATATGAGGTTACGTAAGATAGTTTCTTCAATCCTTTCAGTTGCCATAACTGTACTCCGTTCGAGCTGCTTCTTCTAGTTTTGCCATCACTTCGTCTGTGAAGTATTTCTCAGGATCACTGAGTATAGACTTAGGGTAAACATTAGTGTCACCAACTTTGATACGGTTCCCCACCCTTGTGAATACTCCGTACTTCTCACCAAGCTCCAAGAGTCCGTAATAGCGGTCCAATCCACGTTCGTCAAAGTATAATCGTGTAGCAACTTTAGAACCCTCCTGAGTAAATCGTGATTTTTTTGCTTCGCACTTAATGATGTTACCCACCACGTCAGTGCCATCCTTCTCTTTCGATTTGGATAAGAATATTATAGTAGATGCAGCATACTTTAGTCCAGCCCCACCGCCCATTTCTTTCATTGGCACATAGCTTCCGATCACATCATATGTGTGATTCGTGACAAGCATAGGAATACCTGCTTGTCCTAGTTTCAAGGTCAATACCCTGAATGCACCCTTGATCAACTGTGATTTGGTCATATCTCTGACCTGTTTATCATTGGAGATGTCATCCATCTCTTTTGATGTTGATAGCATACCAAGAGAATCAAGGACAAACATCAATGGTTGACGCTGATCCTTTGGTTCCTTCATATATTTGTCAACAATCCTAGTTGCCTGAGTCCTGAACTCTTCTATCGTGGCAACAGGGAATATGACCATACGTTTAGAATCAATTCCTCTGGATTCAATGATGTCCTTGCTGAGAGCAGACTCAGACTCAAAATAAATAACCCCACCGTTGCTATTGTTATCAAGAAAGTTACGTACAACGCTAAGGGCAAAGAAAGTTTTTCCTGTTGAGGATTCTCCTGCGAGTGCTGTGACTTTGTTAGAGGGAATGCCACCGAAAAGAGAACCGCTAACGACAGCATTAAAAATATAGCTACCTGTATCAACAAAACTGGATGTATCTCCTGCAGCCACTCCGTCACTGACCCTACTAGCAAACTCATTACCACTATCTTTAATTACATTATCTAGGAATCCCATCGGTTACCTCACTTAAGTACATGTTTACGTATGAGTAGGTCTTACTCATCAATTTAGCAAATGATCTAGCAGTCTCCTGTTCCTCAAAGCATTTTAAGTTACTCTGATCTACAGTAAACACTTGATCATTAGTCCAACTTACAACCCATAGGTTTTTATTCATTCAAAGAAGCTCCCTAATTTTATTGTTTTCTTAGTTGTCCAACCTACACAGTCTAGCACCTTTTCCAGAGGAAACAAGAAAGACTTTTCGAATTGTGTCTGATAGTCCACATACTTGTCCAACCCAAATTCCTTTGGAATCTCAGTGAAGAAGCTTATGGTATCTTCATGTATCGGATTCGGCATCCTAAGATACATGTATTTGATTTTCTCACCCTCTTGTATCCGTTGATGCTTATGCTCTATACCATACTTTTTCAAGTAGTGGTTGTAGAGGAGGGATCCTCTGACGTGGATTGGTGTTCCTTTACTATAGATGTCAGTTCTGCTGCGGTATTTTTCAAGACCGTTGACCCCTCTGGGGAAGGCGATTTCTTCGTAGGGTCGCTCTTTTGTTTCTGCTCTGACTGCATTGACAAAAGTGATAAGTTCATCATTTGTTTTGCCGATAATGATCTTAAAAGCTGCATATAACTTATCCCTGAAATATTGTGGTGTAGAAGACCTTGCGGTCTCCAGTCCCATGATTTTCATCTTGGGTTCTTTGTATCGAACTCCTTCAGAGTCCCACACATTTAATATGTATCGCTTTTTGGCAGTCCATATACCTCTATCGGCAATGTTCTCCCTCTTCATGATCATCTTTTGGTCATACGCCGAAACATACGACGCAAGCTCCTGATAGGAGGCATCAATGAACGGTTCCAACTTATCCTTGCAGACCTTATCAAGTAACTCCACAACCCTAGCCTTATCGCTAGACTTACTACCAAAAAATTTATCAACAACAGGTCCGAGATTAAGATATATTGAGTCGGTATCTGACGCAATGACATAATCCACTTTATCTGTAGAGAGTAGTTTATTTAGATACCCATTCATCTTGTTCTCAATCCACCTGATTGAGACCTGTCCAGACAAAGTTATAGCCTCAGCATTTGCTAACCTATAATACCTGAAGTGCTCATTGCCGATAGCACCATAAGCAGAGTTAAGAGAAATCTTCTTTGCCATTTGGATGTTGTTACACCTGGCAATCTCTTTTGTAAGAGCATTCGTGGGTGTCTTCTCGTAGGCTTTCTTGGCATCGATCATTCTCTTTTTAAATATGACCCTAGAGTCATACATCTTCTGCATCATCAAGGGTAGGAACCCTTGTATATCCTTTCTGTACTGTGCTCCATTAGCACACACAGCATACTCACCATCAATCTCAACCTTCTTGTTTAGAATCCCTTCAACGTTTGCACTGGGATGTCTAGCCTCCCTGAGTGTCTCTGGCGAGATGTTGTATTGCATAATAAGATGAGGATAGAGGCTATTAAGGTCAAAATTAACCACCCAATCATAGCCTCCTGTTTTCGGTTCTTTGACATAAGCACCTGCATACTGTTCGGACTTTGTTGCTTCCTTCTTGGGAGGAATAGCAATCTTTCTTTTATTTAATTCACAATAGATATAGTTGTCCCACATTCTAACCTGTGAGAATACATCTTCATAATTCACCTTAGCATCATATGCCATAGTGAATGCAAGATCAAGCAGTTTCATCTTGTCATCAAGTTGATCTACCAACCTAACATCATGGATGTTATAATCGATAAACTTCTGCCAGTCTTTCTCATAGAACTCTTTGAATGTATCAAACTCAGAGTGATCTAGTTTTCTCGATCCAAGTTCAACCATACAGATGTGATCCAACCTATAGCTTTCTTGGTTTGTGTAAGTGAATTTCCTGTATAGTTCGAGATAATCCAGAGTAGCAATTCCTGGTAAATCGTAAGCGATTTGTCTTCTGCCTTTGATGAAAATTTCACGAGAAGATATAAGTTTCCATGGGCTAAGACTCTTAGTAGCCCTCTCCCCAAGTATCCTATCAATACGACGAGCGATATAGGGAATATCAAAAAGCTGTACGTTCCAGCCCGTAATAACATCAGGACAGTTTTCATTCCAGTACTGCAAAAATGCTGTCAACATGGACTCTTCTGTTCTGAAGTGCATGTAATCTACATCTTCATGCTTGTTGTCAAATGGTCTAGCACCAAAGACTATGATGCGACCAGTATAAGAGTCCTTAATACTGATCGCTAGTATCTCCTGGTCTGCTGATTCTATATCTGGGAAACCATTCTCAGCAGCAGTTTCAATATCTATATTAAATACACGAATCTTCGAAGTATCATATTTGATTTCATCCTCTGGATGTTCACCAACAATATACTGATAGAGATACCTAGTGTTACCATAGATATCAAAGTCAGGTACTTCTTTATATTCTTTAACAAATTCTTTAGCAGACTTGATAGAACCCAAAGGGATAGGTTCTACACATTCTCCCTCAAGGGTTCTCCACTCAGAATAATTCTTTGTAGGAACATACAGGGTGGGGTTATAAGCCACCCTATATGAGAATGCAACACCTGCATCATAACCACGCACTAGCAAACGATTGCCAGCTTGTTCAACGTTTGTGTAGAACTTCATTCAGATTCGATGTAACGAGCAAGAACTTTCTTACTTGGATTAACCAATACTAATATATCAGATGACCTAATGACAACCTCACCCTCCTCAGCATGAGGAGGCCAAGGTGTCAGTTCACCATCCTTATTCACTTCTTTAGAGTTGTATAGTACACAGTCTGGATCACCAAACTCTACACCACCCAGTTCCTCAACTCGTGCTACTATCCACTGGTCCCGCAGTAGCAGCAGCCGCACTAGACTCTCCTGTTGTTCCTCCGCCATTTAAAATGTCCTCTCCATTATTAGGTAGGAAGCTTAGATCAACTCCAGCTTCTTTCAATTTCTGTACATAGTTTACCATGATCTCATTGTTTGGAGGCATGGCAGTTACCACATGTTGTGGATTAAGTCGGAAATCTTCATAGGGTGTGAAAACATTCCAACGGCGATAATTCACACGGTACGTAGCTTCTGGAGTACCTTCTACACCCTCTACCTCAAGCTCAGTAATCAAAGGATATAGCATTTGATATGCTACAAACTTATCATCCTCACGAACTTGAGAGAAGTTGCAAATAACGTTCTCCCCTGACGCTAGTGTAACGATGCGAATATTGTGTTGTATTGGTGCTGATGCTGCACCAGCAGCTGAATCCGTCATAATTTATAGTCTACGGTTTTATTAGTATACAGTATATTTAACCAGTTGTCAAGTCAAAGCCAATCCTTCCTTGCATGATGCTCTGGAATGATCTTGCCTAGTCTGACAGAAAGAAGACCGTCTTGAAACTCTACAGACCTGATCTCAACATCATCTGAGATAGACCAAGACCTCTTGAAAGATCTTTGTGCTAGTCCTCTGTGATGGTATTCTGTTTCTGTGTCTGTGTTTTCTTTCTTGCCTTCTACAAACAGTTTACCATACTCTGTGTAAACTGCAACCTCTTCTTTCTTGAAACCAGCAAGAGCGATCTCCAGTTTGGATTCAATATTGTTTACAGATACCAAATTGTATGGTGGATAGTTATCTGTTGTTGCATTAAAAAACCCATCGAAAAAATCTTCCATTCCGATGGAGTTCTTATTAATTCTTTCTAGTAGCTGTGGTAGATCCGCAGCATGATACCTTGTTAGGTTACCCATGATAGTTCTCCTTATTAAGCGAGTGTGTTTGTGTCCCTTTCGGCGACACTACTATTTAAGCACACTACAACTTAGTTGACAACAGGATTATTTTCGCAAGATCCGTATCAGAAGTTTCGGTTTTCCTGATATATTTGAAGTTGTATTCATTAAAAAGATCGAAAGCTAGGGTATACCGAACCTTCGAACTAGGATTTCTATCAACCCTATGCTGCAACCATGAAGGAAAGAATGTAACAGCACCTGGTTTATTAAGTACCCTGAAGTACCCATGATATAAACTAAACAATGGTATCCAATAGTCTGTATAAGTAGATGGTTCTAACTTATGCAATGCCATGTTACCACTGACGAATGCATTCTCATGTATAGCATGTGAGTGCATCCCTATGCTATGACCTTGCTCTAATCTAGCAAACCATCCTCTAATCCATATATCTTTTCTATCTAAGACTTCTACTTCAAGAGTATTACAATACTCTACATAACTGTCATAGATTAAATCTCTAAGGACTTTGAAGATTGTATTGTCCCAAGAGAAAACATTATATTTTGTCCACCAATCCTTATAGTCAGCACCAGTTAAAAACTTTGCTTGTTCTACTTGACCTATACGAGCCTGACCTGCTATTAGATTTAATTCTTTACCAAGTATCTCTGGATATTCATCACAAAAAACATGTGCATCTATATTAGGTGCAAAGGGTGTCTTAGGTTCCCACGTTTTCCATCTATGTAACTTACCATTAATTGATTTTATAACAAGAGCATTGACATCATTACTGCCATTAATCATTGTGTCTCAGTTTTCTTTCTACCAATATTATACTTGCTTTCTAGTGTCCAGTCACCCTTCTCTTTGAATGCCAAGACTTTGATTTGATTGAGTGGTGCTAAATCGAGTACCTTATTACTATCAGAGATTTTAATCAATCCCCAATCAGATAGTAACTGTACAATTCTGTTACGACGTTGCACATCATTTGTTGATAAGTTAGTTTTCTTACCATCCAAAGCAAACAGTTCTTTAAAATGAACTATGTAATACTTACCTTGCTTGTGTAGAATATGGCAAGATTGATAAATCTTTTTTTCCTTACGAGATGCTACTCCTATCCTAGTTAGAGTCTCCCTCACTTTTAGAAAATCATCTGGTTCACTCAGCATGACTTCAATCATGTCTGATTGTTTCCACTGGATCTCAGTTTCGACGCTCATTGTTTCCACCCTTTCTCAATGAATATGTTATATGTTCAATCTGATCCTTGGTGAGAATCCTGAGTGCTTGCAGAGCTTTATCATCATTATAACCATAATACTCTTTAACTACGTCAAGATAATCAATAGAATCTTTACGTGCCCATGGCGAAAAACGCTTTCTAGGCTTGAGACTATTTATATAAAAGTCGTACTGCATCTTCTTAGGAAGGTGGGCAGACTTATTCATTTCATTGGCATAAAGAATTGCATCTGTGAATGATGACAAACATCTATTCACAACATAGGGTGCATATCTTTTGACAGCATCAGCATCTCCATCCATCAAATTCTTTTTGGATTGATTGATGGAATAGAGATAATCTTTGAGTTGATACATGTCAGTCGTGTTTGTGTGCTATACCCAACTCATGCATCTTAGCATGTTCTGCGATTGGGTCACGTAGTTCTTTTCTGCCTGGTCCTACGGTCAAGTATAGACCATACCCCATAACAAAAAACAGTAGTGCTACGATTATGAAAACTAAAATCATTTCTCTTGGTCTTGTTTCTTCCAGTGTTCGATTAACAAAAGTAGTTCATCGATTCGCTTTAATGCTATATCGATTTTCTCTTGTAGATTTGTTTTGCTCATTTGAATACAGCATTTACAGACATTACTTTAGCATGTGGATTGCGTACTTCTGCAACCTGACGTGCCTCTTGATAATCACGTGCTTCGACAAACTCACTATAGACTCTGCCAGCAACGTAGAGTTTCACTTCGCATCTCATAGTTAGTACCTTTGTTATCTGTATGTATTATAGCAAAGGGAGTGCGTTGTGACACTAAAATGTGCCAGTTCTTCAACTGGTTCAGTAGTTCAAAAGAACCAGTTCTTTACGTTCATGTTGTTCCTTCATATAGTTACCAACAGTACGCATGCTGTAAGTGTGATCGAACTCAGCAGCATTCCAATCTTTGAATCTGTCTCGTACTACCTGACTGCTGTTATATGATATCAGCATAGGTGCAGTATGATCATCACAATCGTGAGCAAACTTATCGTGATCAAAATACTTATGCATAGCACCCCTCTTCCCATAGATAGGAATCTTAATATCGTAGGGTGGATCAAGATAAACGAATACATCCTTCTTATCTGTTAGAAGGGATTCGTAGGTGTCGTTGGTAATTTTCCATCCTTCAATAAGCTCGGAGTATTCCATGAGTCTTTCAATTCCATTGATGGAGAAGTTGGACTCGCTTGCTTGTTTTGAGAACGACGAGGACTCAGTGAGACCACTAAAACTGCACTTATTGACAATATAAAAACTGACAGCACGACGGAAGTCTTCAGTCTCTTCTGTGGACAGATACTCTTTAGATCTGGTAAAGATGTCCCTTGCCAGATCGGGAGTATGATATTCTTTTTTGATTTGTGTAAGTTCATCTTGTAATTTTTCACCATCATGTTGTAATACTTGCCAGAAATTTGCAAGAGGTTCATAGAGATCATTGACCCAGATCTCTATGTGAGGATACCTCTTCGTAATTTCTAATGCTACTGACCCACCACCTAAAAAGGGTTCACGAAACTCTTTTACCTGGGTAAGGTCTGGGAGGTATTGCAGCAACTTTACTATCGCTCTGCTCTTCCCTCCTGGATAACGCAGTGGTGTCTTCAGTGATTTTAGTGTTCTGGGCATTGTAAGGATTTGGTCTCTTTAGTTCAGTCATTGGGAAACTCCACTTGCTATGTTAATTTAGCACACTTTATTGGAATTCGCAAGTCATCATAATTTCAGTCAGACATGCAAGCATATTGATCTCTTGATCTGGTACATTGGAGATATCTCTCATGTACTTTGCGATAACTAGTACCGCCTCTGGTATTGAGTTGGGTTTGAGTACGCCATATAAATTGTCATAAATCTTACGCATTACCATGCTAGGATCATTATCCATATGCTGTACCACCCAAGTCTTTACAGTCTTAAAGTCTTTCTGCTTTAAAGCCGTAAGCAAATGATCAAAATTAACATCAGCAACATCAACGAGAATAGCTGAGTCAATGGATCCATTAGCAGCATAGCGTTGACACTCATTGATAACCCTACGCCAATCAGGATAGTACCTAGTAATAAGCTTAGCCAGAACTTTGTCTTCAAATTTAACATTCTCTGATTTTAATATAGTTCTAAGTCGTTCAAAGAACTGACCCTGTAATGCTACAGTCTGTCCATTCTTTACACGAAAATCAATAACTGTACACCTAGAGTGTAGTGGTTCAATAATCTTGTTAATAAAATTACAAGTAAATATGAACCTACAGTTATTGTGAAACTCCTCTACAGCAGTTCTGAGAGACAGTTGGACATCGTTGGTTGTGTTATCTGCTTCATCTATAATAACAACCTTGTGGGATGCCCCAGAGGTCAGTGAGACTGTTGAAGCAAATGTCCTGATCCTGTTTCTAACAGTATCTAAGAATCTACCCTCATCAGATCCATTGATCATGATGTAGGATGCACCTATCTCATCACATAATGCTTTGGCGATGGTAGTCTTACCGACACCAGCAGATCCAGTAAGAAGTAGATTAGGTAATTCGCCTTGAGAGACGAATCCCTTGAATACATCCTTGATAGTCTGTGGGAGTATACAGTCATCAATCACATTTGGTCGATATTTTTCGACCCATAAAAAATCTTTGTTCATTAAACGCACCAAGTAACCCAAGAATAACGTATACCACTAGTCACTGTCGTGACTTCATGTGGAAATAAAAACACAGAAGGGAAAGCTACGACATCTCCCTTCTTTAAATCAAGTTGATACTCATTCCAGAATAGTAGGTTACCACCTTCATAATCATCGTTAAGTACACCAATAAGACTGGTGATGGGGATCCCTCTAATGTTACCATCAAACATATCATGGATATGATCATGGTGTGGTTGAATAGATTCACCCTCAACATATTTGTTGAACTTCATATCACCTGTAGTTGACCAGAAAATATCAGAATTGGTATTCTCTTTAACAAAATACTTTTTGTTATATTCAATACAGAGGTCTCTAATATATGGGAAGATCTTTTGGCGACACTTATCATTCTTTACTGTAGAAAAGTCTCCTTTACTATATGAAGATTGATCACCAGCATCATACCAACCATGATCTTCCCACTTGTTCTTCTTCTCTAATCTCTTAATTACACTATCGCATACATCCTCTGGTAGAAGATTCATTTTGAAAATGTAATCTTTGAGATGAGGATATTTTAAACTCAAGGTTCCAATGCAATATAATATGTGAGATCATCATCCTGATTAGTCCATTCAGAAATCAATTGAGAAGATACCTTAACAGAATAATCTCCTTCAACCAATCTGATGTTCTCAACCTTGATGTCCAATTGATGTTGACCATCATATGAACCCTCAACAACTTGTTCATAAGTGTTGCTGGTATCACTCTCCTTATCTCTAAGAATAAGTTTAATCTTTTCTTTGGTTGTATCGATTGTTAGATCGGGCAACCCATATACACTTGCTGCCTTGAAGAGTTTGAATCTATCTTCATTGCTTAGTGAGAAAGTGATGTCACCACCAGGAAACTTTACATTCTTTTCTGGTGCAGACTTGAGCGTAATCTCAGGGTCACTAAAATAATACTTAGCAGACTGACGACCGCCACGGATAGTGACATAATCCTTACCCATGAAGTCCAGTTCAGGATTGTCAAACAGAGTGATACCTGAAAGAAACTGGCTAAGATCATATATAGCGAAGTCATCTGGAAAGCTTTCCTCGCAGGTGTACTTAGATAGGATGTTCTCTGCGTTACTGATTGTTCTGATAACATTTCCTTTTCTGAAAACAATAGATGAATTGATAGTACTGTAATTTTTCAGTACATTAATCGTTCTTTGTGATAGTTTTACTTTACTTGTCATAGTCAACGGTGAAGGAGGTGGAACCAGATGTGGAGGCAGCGTCTGCTGCTGCTCGTTTGTCATTGAAGTGTAGAAGGAGAATTCCATAGTGAATAATTTTAATAATGTCTTTACGTGCTGATCCTTTACGATCATATCGTGAAGCATATTTCAGAACATTGCTTCTACAGAATGCTTCAGCATCTCCTACAGAATCAATGAGGTCAAGTGTTTGTACATTACCAGCAGAGTAGTGTCCTCTGTAGGTTTGACTGATGTAGTCATGAATCTCTTTGATGAGTTGGTCTTCGTTATACTTCAAGGTGTCCATACATATTGTATCTCTTCATAATAACACTCTTTGGGAGTTCCGTCAAGTTGTACCACAGTAATTTTATTATCATGGACTCTCTGGACTCTGGCAGACGCACCTCCCTTAAGGGAGATGACACTGCCTACGAACCTACAATCGCCTGATTTAATCATCTGATGGATCCTCCGTGTTTACATCTGCATCAATCTTATCATACAAATCTAAGAATGATTGTTTTGTTTCATCATCGAAACGATTGACACATAACTTGATTGCCTTCATTCGATCTTGCCAGATAGCAAAGGCACGAATGATGTGTACTAATCTACGAGTTGAAATGATCTCGTCAATACCACCTTCTCTGAATGTTCTACGAATAATATCAGACCAGTTGGCAAGGTTCTCACAGAACTTCTCGTCAAGTACACCTAAGTTACCAGATACTTTCTCAAGGATCTTCTGCTCAGTCTTAACTGAAGGATACTCTTGCTCAAATGTTAGAGCGAATCTTTCTAGGAATGCTTCATTCAATACATTAGTACCGATGAATCTACCATCCTCAGATCCTTTACCCTTAGTGTTAGCAGTTGCGATAACATTGAAGCCTGGTTTTCTGTCAACATACTTACCGATCTTCTTCAAGAATACACCTTTACCTTCAAGGATAGACTGAAGACATAAAATTTTATTTGATGCAAGGTCAACTTCATCTAGAAGAAGAATTGCACCTCTCTCTAGTGCTTCTACCACAGGACCATTGTGCCATGCAGTTTCACCATTAACAAGTCTGAATCCACCGATGAGATCATCTTCGTCTGTTTCAATGGTTATGTTTACACGAATGAGTTCTCTATTTAGTTGAGCACATGCTTGCTCTACTGATAGAGTCTTACCATTACCTGAGAGTCCAGTGATAAAGGTAGGATAGAATAGTTTCGATGCTATAATTTTCTTAACATCTGAGAAGTTTCCAAACGGAACAAAGTTTGGATCCTTTTGTGGTTTTAAGTTTTGCTGTATCTCTGGAATAACTGATGGAGAAGTGATTTGCTTTTCAAGTTGCTGCTTAACTTTCTCAATATTCCATGTACCACGTTGTACGTAGAACTGACGTAGACGCTTCGTGGTTGTAGCATACCCAATCCCAAAGTGTGATGCTGCTTCACGTACGTGATCTGCATTGATTTCTGTACCGTATTTTTCTGATAGGTAACCAACTAACTGTGTAGTTGTTAAAGGATTTGGTGCTGGCATTTTGCTGTTTGTTTGTTATGTACTTAGTATAACAATAAAAAACCCCCTGTGAAGGGGGTGTGTGTCAGTTCTTGAACTGGATGGTGGTGGCATCTTTTAAGGTTACTTGAACCTCCTTTGCCTTATCGAAATATCGATCCATCAAATCCAAAGCATCTAGATCATTAAGTCTGGTTCTAGTTGCTGGTGCTCTATCATTGATAGGTTCTTCGTATTGGATCTTACCTTGAACTGGTATACCAATATGTTGTTCAACAGGAAGTGGATCATTTCCATAAATCTCAAACTCTTTTCCAAAGTTAATGGATGCTTGAGACTTCTGCTTACTATCGCCAAACAAGTTAGGAAGCTGATCCCTAAACTGATATAGTGCTGGTCTAACATTCTTTTCAGACTGCCAGATAGAACTAAACCTTTTGGCAACGTTCTTCCATTCATCATCAGTCATTTCCTTTGCTACATTTGGATAGTAGGTTTGGAAATACTCGATGATGCACTTCTTTTGGAATTTAAGTTGTGTCCTCGTCGGATCGTGATTCATCTGACGTTTGATCGCACTTATGAAAATCTTATCGTTATGAAGATTTTCGTAGGTAGCGTATTCTGGACACAACTGTTTGAGTTTTCTCTGAGACATGTGTCTAAGTTGTGCAAATTTTGTGCTTTGGTGGCAGTATAATGCCTAAATGGGTAATTGTCAAGCAACATACCCTATGAAAGAATTCAACAATTTCTTGTTGGAAGACTTAGACTTGAGCATTTTTTTGAATGCTCTAGAAATGTCTGCCTTCTTACTTCCAGATTCTACATCAAACTCTGTGCTAGTGTCAAGGGCTGTTTGCTGTATTGCATAGAGAGCAGTATATCCAAGTGGATTTGGAACGATGACAGATTTGTTTTTTCTCCACTGTGACTGGATTTCACTGTAGTGACCACCACTCTGTGAGTATCTGCACACAAACTCTTGGAGTCTGCTGCCACTCATGATTCTGAATCCTAAAACATTAACTTCAGGATTTCTGTCACGAACCTGTTGGAGTAGTTGGTTGGTTACCTGAGTGTATGAATTGGTTAGTGGCTTGTATACAATACCAGTCTTACGATCACGTAATGCATTACCATAACCTATTTTACTAGCATAGGTTCTTACTTCACCAGTTCTTTCATTGTCAGACTCCCTTCCATATGCAGAGCAGCATGCTTCACCATCAGTAAGGATAACTGCATTCACTTTCTGAAGATCATTGTCCTTCTTGAACTTAGGAAGGATGTAGTTGAGCATAACAATTGCTTCGTTCAATGGAGTACCAGATAGATTCATACCTTCTGGAATTTGATAACTGCCAGTACGATGGTTATCGTATGCATATGTTATTCTCCAAATGTTCTTACACTGATTCTCATACTCACGATTGTTGCTACGTGATGAAAGAATGTTAAGCATATTAAACTCACCCTTTGCAAGATGGAATCTACCTAACTCTAATCCTTCTACTGCTTCCCTATAATAATAGTACTGGCGAGAATTAGGATCATTATTCTTTATCATATCAACAACTCTCCACTCATTAGTGAAAGCATATACCTCGAATGGTATCTGAACCTTCTTGCAGAATGCAGTCAAGTTAAGCAACTGCTTATATGTTGAATGTAACTGCTCAGACATTGATCCAGACCAGTCTAGTAAGAATACTAATCCATGATTCTTACCATCAGGTAGAACTGATACTTTCCTGAATAGATCTTCGTTGTACTTATAGGTGTGTAACTTGGCAGTATCTAGAACACCAGTTCTAGCAGTAGTTGCACGAGCATATGCATCAGCAGACTTTCTACATTCGAATTCTTTAACAAGATAGTTAACTTCCTTCTGTGCATCCTTTCTGTGAGCACTGTACTCAGCATCAGCATCTGCTAATCCTATCTGCTTCCAGTATACAGTACCATCTTCACCTACAGACTGTCTTGGTTCTGGTGTTTCAGCGAATCTAGAATTGATCCACTCATGTACTTCTTTCCAGTCAACAACATGATCATCTAAGTTTACTTTGTCTGGAATCTCAAAGTACTTAATGTTATAACCATTGTTACTAGAGAGTTGTGAAGCAGCACCATCAAATGCTCTTTGTGTACGAGAATAATCTGCACCTTCTTCACCACCTTGTCCAGAAGATGCTGCACCACCATCGGATGCTCCACCACTAGAACTAGTTTCAAATTGCTGATCTGAATTATCACCTTCACCATCTTCAGTGTCACCTTGTTGCTGACCTTGTGGTTGTGCCTGTGAATCTCCATCTTCTTCACCTTGATCAGCACCTTCTGATTCCATTTGACCATCAGGAGTTGCTAGTGATTCTGTTTCTTGTTGTTGCTTCTGTTGCTGTTTAGCATACTCATAGATCTCACCTGCTAGAGCACATACTTCTTCAAATGTTTCAGTTAGTTCTGCACGTTTAACAAAACCATACTCATCAGCATTAAAAGGAATCATGGCAGCAGCACCAACCTTATAGTGTAGGTTGATACGATCAATCAACAAAAACTGATCAACATCTTCACCTTCGATCTGAAAGAAATCTTTCTGATTCAATTCTCTGTATCCTTTAAAGAAACTCTTTGTTAAACCAGGATACTTACGCTTCATTAATTTTTCAATGCGAACATCTTCAACGACATTCACATAATCCATTGGACACTGAACATGATCTGTATAATTTTCGTTAGGAGTATATAAAGCATGTCCTACCTCATGACCTACAAGCATATCATATACATCACCACTAGCATAATCCCACTGTGGTAACTGAAGAACTCTACGGTCTGTATCAAATGATGCAGTAGGAATATCTTTCCTATGCTCTACTATAAGGTTCTCTGTTGCTAGGAGTCTTGCAAGGTTGCCTTTGATCTCCTGTCTTTGATGTGCGTGATGCTCGAATGTCATTGGTCTTTTGTTTGATATACCTAGTATACACAAAAAAGTATGCTAGCCAACCAGTGCATGTGTCACTTCGTGAACTGTCTCCTGTACTGTCGAATAATTCTTTTCTTTGGTCACATTGATAGTTCTATCAAACTTATCATTCAATAGATCCTTATGACTGATTACGAAAACATTAGTGTTATCGTCGAAATTACGTAAGATCCAACCAAGATCAGAAGCACCAGATTGGTCAAGCGAGCTGTCAAAGATTTCATCTAAAATTAAAAGGTTTGTATCTACACTATTCTTAAGCTTAGCAACAGATCGCCAAGTTAGCAATAGGCTGATATCAATACGTGCTTTCTCACCCTCTGAGAATGACTCATACGTAAAGACATCTCTATATCTAGACTTGATAGTCTCATCAAAGTTCTCATCAAGGGTAAAGTTAACATAAAAATCCATCCGTTGAAGATACTCATTGATCAACTTGTTCATCGTAGGAAGGTATGTCTTGATGATCCTAGTCTTAATTCCACTGTCCTTTAACAATGCAATAGCAGCACCAAGAACATCACGATCCTTCTTAGAGTCAGCAGTTGTTTGCTTTATATCTTTCTTCTCATTTACAAGACCTTCTAACTTAACAAACTCTGCTTTCTTATCTGGATTGGAACCTTCCAGTTCCATAACCTCATCATGAATTTCTTTAATGGTCTTGCGTATAGTTACCAAACGATAATTTGATGTTGCAATCTCTGCGTTTGCTTCTGTTACCTTAGTGGATAACTCAACAAACTTATCATGTCTTTTCTTTTCTGCATCAATGGTTGCATTCAATTCATCAAACCCACCATACATTTCATCTAGTTTAGCCTGACCACTCTCTAACTTTTCACCTCTAAACTCTTCAGTTAAAACCTGAGTGCATGTAGGACACACATGATTCTTCTCAAAGAACTCATGCTCCTTCTTAACTGTGTTCAATTTCTGATTTAGTTTTATTAAAATTGTATTAAGTTTCTCTAGCTTGTCAACAGACTTTGCATATTCTTCCATCTCTTGCTGCAAATCTTGCACGTTATCTACTAGACGTTGAATAGATCCATTGGTTTCTAATTCTTCCTGCTCTGCTTCTGTGATCCTTGCTCTCTTTCTATCAATCTCTTCTTTGTTCTTTTTCTCCAGTTCAAACATATACTTCTTCTGAAGTTCAATCTTCTCTGTGAGTAGATGCAACTGATAATCTAGATCCTTAAGTTCATTACTATTATCCTTTACCCTATCCTTCAGTCTCTGATTCATTATAGAGAATACTTGAATGTCTAAGATGTCTTCAATGATCTCTCTACGTTGTACACTAGGCAAACGCATGAAAGGAACAAAGGTACTAGATCCTAACACCACAATCTGTGTGAATGACTTGAAGTTCATCTTCAAGATATTCTGTTCTAGATTCTTCTGTTGATCTACTGCCTTAGCATTCTGATCTAGCATCTTACCATTACAATGAATCTCAAACCTATTAGGTTTGATACCACGAATGATATGATAGTTCTTCTTACCAATACTAAATTCTATCTCAACTATAGTGTCCTTCTCATTGACACTGTTAACCAACATACTCTTACTAATTTTCCTGAACGGTTTTCCGAACAAAGAAAATGTCAAAGCATCTAAAATAGTTGACTTACCAGAACCATTAGCTCCAACAATCAAAGTATTTCTAGTCGCAGATAGATCTATCTCGCTGAATGTATTACCTGTGCTCAGGAGGTTCTTCCAGCGTATCTTGCGAAAGTGAATCATAACTATCGGGTGGAACTATAAAGTCGTCTTCTGTAATAATACTATACCTTTGGCCAGACATAGAACAAGCATGGATCATCTGATCTATCTGGACATCTATCACCTCTAAAGGTGGATTGTCATCGTGGAGTTCGATTAGATTGACATATCTCGTGGCATCATTCTTACTCACAAAGATTGGAATGATGCGGTCGTCATCAGCATCCATCACAGAGTATACACCCTGTGGATGGTCTTTTATCGTGATGACGAACATAGAATTTATGAGACTTCACACGCTTCTATGTATAGAGATTGCATCAGGGTCTTCAGGTCGGATTTATCCACCTGTAGATCTACCTCGTCTATGTACTCACCTAAGAGGGTCAGCGTATCTTTCACGTTCAATTCTACATCATCATCTATAGCCGTGTCAACCAGCTTCTCAATAATTTTTACATCATGAGCACCATTGTGATACAAGCCGTCAATCAAATTTTCAAAATCGTTTATCTTGTGCTTCTCCTCGACCACAACTTTAACAAAAGTATCCTTGTGCTTGCCAGTAGCATAGTCACTATAATCATTCTCAACATCATTATAGTATATCTTAGTAAAGATATCAAAAGGATTCTTGATGTATGTTAGTCTGTCTGTATCCGTATCATATATGTGGAACCCTCTAGTGTCTGCATAATCATTCCAGAACATCTGGTATGGGTTACCTAAGTATTGGATGTTACCATGCTTAGACTTATGATGGAAGTGTCCTGACCATACACGTTCAAACTTTTTAAAGTCTGTAGATTTGAAACCACCGTTGAATCTGTGACCTCTCATTACTTCGAAGCCGTCTATCTCTAAATGACCAGCACAGATAGGAGCAGTTGTTTCTTGTATCGCTTCAATTGCTTGAGCACGGTTACCTGAATTAATCCATGGTAACATAAGAAACTCCTTACCACCTAGTGTGAGTTTAGTTGGTTCAGAGTAGATAGTTATATTATTATACTCTTGTAATAATAGTTCTGGGGAATTGATCCTATTGGTATTTTTATAATAGGTACAATGGTTCCCTAGAATCATGTGTACATCATACTTTTCAAGTCTGTCGAAATAGTCAGTTTTAATCCTTGCAAAAGTACTATAATCCATAGACTTTCGATTATCAAATGTGTCACCCAGATCAAGGATGGTATTGATACCGTGCTTCTCAAGTGTTGGGAAAAATATTTCATCATAAAATTTGTTAAAGTAATTCCAAAACACTTGTGATCCTTTGCGACCATCTAGATGCTGGTCTGTTATAACTGCTACCTTCATAGCATTCGTGTCTTGATATTATATACTGCTCTAGTAGAAGGATACAATTCCCTCAACTTTCTAACTACTGCCAATTGTACTTCTAGAATCATCTACCTTCCCTCGATTTGTTTCGTATGGTTATATGGTTTCCTTCTATTTTAAACTCTAGGTAATCAATATGATCCCATCCAAGTTCTTCATATAGTTCATTGAGTTTGTCCATGTCATCCCACAGATCAGTGGGGGTTGGTTCTCCCCAGAAAGGATTTTCATCAGGATTCATTGTTCCTCTTGCGTACAGGTACTTCTATTGTCCATGCTGAACAAGACAGTTCAACCATATCAAAATTCTTTTCAAATTCCTTCTTACGTTTCTTTGCTTCTGCTTCCCTATCGTTTAATTCTTTCTCACGTCCAGGTTCAGGTTGGATCTCACCGTAGTGTACGTCTGTCCAGATTTCTGGATGCTCATGACAATCATAGAACTGAAGGATGGCAGTATCAACCATGTGATATAGTGTATCCCAAGTTAATTCAGTTCTCAATCTCTCTGCTATATGTCCTATTTGATTATGGGACATTGATACATCATCATCTTTAAATAAAAACTCACCTCTAGTGGCAACCAGTTCATTCAAGTCAATGGTGATCTGTACATTATTATGAATGCCAGTGTTTAAATCATATGGTTCAGTCATGTTATATCATTAAGTAAGAATAGTGAGAAGAATTCAATATCATTATCTATCCATGTCTGATGGTTTTCCATCCTATCAACAATAGCAACAACACGATTAACAACGTAACCTGCATCACGTAACACTCTGACTGCTGTCATTGCACTACTACCTGTTGTGGTTACATCTTCTAATACTGTTACTATTGATCCTTTCTTAGGTTTCGGTCCTTCAATGACCTCCTTCGTACCATACCCTTTAGGATTCTTACGAATTATAAGTGCATCCAAATCAGTATGAGATGCAATATAGTATGATCTTTGTGCCACACCACATACTAATGGGTCTGCACCTAGAGTCAAGCCGCCTACTGCTACTGCCTTCTTGTCAATATACTTAATCATAAGTTTAGACAGCAAAGCATTACCCTCACATGACAAAGTGACAGGTTTACAATTTACATAATGTTCTGACTCTTGTCCAGATGATAGAGTAAACTTTCCATGTCTATAAGCATTGTCGTGAAGTAACTGCTGTAGAGTTTCTCTATGCTTAATATCCTCATGAGGAATAGCGTTTTGATATTTGTCCATTAGCGATTCATTTTGGTTTCGATGTTCTCTTTTATGCTGCCCATGTCAGATTGAGATGGATTCATCCCAGTCATTGTACCCTCAAACGTGTCAGTGTGCATAACTTCATCATATCCTGACCGTTCTAAAATTTTATTCTTGATCTCTAGTTGCTTTTTCTCTTTCTGAATCCGTCTCAAGAATGCGTAGTATATAATCTGAGTGAAGTAAGCAAAAGGGTTCTTGGATTTGTCTGGATCGAAGTTGTCTATGTATTGTAAGCAGTTTTCGATCCCATCACAGATCATGTCCTCTCGGAACATGTAGTTGACAAAGTTCGGTTTATATGATAAATGTGTAGCTATCTTAAGGAAGCAGTCGCCAATGTAATTCGGCACACGAGGTCGGGTTGCACCCGATTCCCTTGCAGCAATAACAGAATTCCGATACACAGTGATCGCTTCTAGAAATTCTTTATTGTTTACGTAATACTCAGTTTTCTTTTTAACCATTGTTGCATGTGCCACTTAGATTGCTTGCTACTCCTATCAAGTATACCAGTTAATGCAAGCATTGTCAACAGGGGGCTTGACAAGGTGACAAAAAACATATAGACTAACTCTGTCAAGGGTTCAAGGGAGGTTGTAGCTTATAAATCTTCTCTAGGAATTTTTTGGTCTCACTGACAGATCCTAAACGACCCATACTTCTAGTAAACTTATTGTTGTCTAGACCCATCTTCATTTTTTTGAGAGTCTTTAAATAGAAAACCTCAATCTTTTTATCCGTCTCAGTCATGGTTAGGACGTGGCATCGGGGGAGCACGAACATCTGATCAAACGTTGATCGGATCCATTCTACTAAAGTAAACCCACTCACCTGAACATCTTGACTACGTTGCTGCTGGACAGGGACAACCTCTAGAGGATTCTCTAGTACAAGACTGTCGTCATCAGGCATAAAGGATACCTTAGAGACAATCTCCTCTCCGTTAACCAACTTTATTGTAGCGTAAAATTCTTCTTCCATTTAAGATGCTGTAAGGTTTACTTTAATGACTTCATACTTGAAATTCTCTTCGTTGTATATGTTTACTCTTTCATTCAAATGCTTTAGAGTATAGTTCTGACTTCCAATGTCATCTGCTATATCATATAATGTTGCTAATGACTTTCCTTCTCCTCTACGAAGGACTCTCCCGATGGATTGAAGATTTCTGATTCGTGATTTGGATGGGCTTGCAAAGATGATATTGTGCAAACGCTTAATGTTAATGCCAGTACTGAAAGTACCATAGGACGCAACGATGATAGCATTATTTTCTTGCTCCGTAATTTGCCTAACTTCTTCACGGTCTTCTACTTCCGTACCGCCGTGAACAAAGAATACCTTTCGATTTTCTTTAACATTACTATTTATGAGATCGTATAATGGTTCACCGTGCTTCTCTATATAATTGAATAGCACTAGTGTGTTACCATCTAGGTCTCTGACTAGGTTCTTGATCAGATTGTTCCTACCCCTGTGACCTACAATGTACTCTATCTCATCCTGATATGTTTCAAAATGTTGTGCAGGGTGTTTACAGAGTAGGATTTTGATCCTAAACTTACTAAGGTAACCACGTTTGATGAGATCATCTGTCTTGGTTACTTGGTCACACTGTCCAAATAGACCTTCTAGCACCCACTTATGGGTCTTGGTTCCGTTCAGTGTCCCAGTAAATCCAAACCTATACTTAGCATTATGTAACTTGGTCATGATGCCAGTTAAGGATTTACTCTTAAACAGATGTGCTTCATCCCCGATCACACAATCAATATCATCAAAGTATCTCTTCGGAAACTTATAGATTGATTGCCAAGTAGATATGATGACAGTTTTGTCAGTCTCTTTATCCTTACCCCCATAAATTTTATGAATATGAGTATCCGCATCCCAACCGTAGTCGATGAAGTCGGTAACCATTTGCTCAACAAGGGATGTAGTTGGGACGATTATAAGTACCTTCTTTGCGGTGGCGCAATAGTATCTGACGAGGGAATAGATCATAAGAGACTTCCCCGACCCAGTAGGAGAAAGAAGTAACTTTCTATTATTCTTGATAGCAGAGTACACTGCTGCGTATTGATAGTCTCTAGGTTTCACGTGAGTGATCTTATCCATAAAGACTTTGACACCAGCAGGTGATACAAAATCATTTACCTCATTAGGATGACCATACCAGTCATCCTTTTTTATTGCCAGATCATAATTACGTTCAAAGGCAAAGCCCTTTAAATGAGTATACAATCCAGCATATAGATCACCAGTAGCAGGTGAGTACAACCTTATGGTTCCATCCCAGTGTCTATATCTGGGATTCTTTTTTAAATATTTTGCTTCAGGTACTTCGAACGTAAAGTAATCTGCTAACTCATGGTGTATGTGTTGTTCAGGAGATTCAATAGTAACGTAGACTTCATTCTTCTTTTTAACTGAGAGGTGTGACATCATTGTCCATTAACAAATTTCTCCCACTCGATAGCACTCTTGATTTGAAACCCTCTATTTGATATTTGTTTCATTACCTGATCCAACCAATAAAGCATTTGATCTAGGTATTTAATTTTCGCTTCTAAGTTAATGATGTCATCATCAGACTCAACATAGACTTTCATCTTATCTTGAGTTGAGATCCTACTGCCAAATGGTTTTTCAGCATAGGTCTTTGCGTCAGACTCGCCTCCATAGTACTCACGCTTGTCTCTAACCAGTTTACGAAATTGAAATTCAAGTGAGGTTTTAAGTTGAGAAATATCAGTATAGTGGTTTAAGTATTTATTGTGTTGAAATGGAATGTCAAGAGCTAACTGTGCCAGATCAGCAGAGTATTGTTTATTCTTGAACTGAAAGTCTACATGACTATCTTCGTTCCAATCAGTTTTTAGTTTGTCAAATTTATTACGAAGGGTTTCAAAATTCATAAATTAGTGCCAGTTTCTGTCTGTACGTTATATCTTGTGTATTTAAAAACTGCTGTTGCAGTTACATAATCGATGTCTGTAGGGGTAGCATCGAAGTTAACACCTGTCAGTGCTACTGGGAATAACTCTTCAAAGTTGACGTAGAAATTCCCATTAAAATTAGAGGTAAGAACTTGTATGGTTCCTCTTGAAGTTTTATCCAACCCAGATGCATGACCTTCTGAGAGTCCGAAGTCCCTAATCCAATTTTGGATTGACATGTAGTTCTTAAGATCTTCATCGATTAAAAATTGTACGGTAAGATCACCAAACTGTACACCACCACTTCCAGGTATAGGTATACCCCTGAAAGCACTCTGTACTTCAACAACAGGCATGCTAATATCAGGGAGGTTTACTGACTGACAGAAAAAATCTACCCCCGAAAAGAGTTCCAGATCAAACTGAAATCCTACTGGAGATAGAAAATTTCTATTCTTTGGTTGTTCTTTATACCAATCGGCAGTCACGTCAACTTCCCAAGCTACTTACTATTTAGTGTACCACCAATATGGACCTTCACCTGGACCACCAAAGTCATCATCATCGTCATCATCAAACTTGACTTTAGTTGGTTTCTTTTTCAAAGCATTGAAAATTACTACCACGGAAGCAACAGTTCCTGGTATACCAACTCCCATTAATACTTTGTAAATTGGATTCACTTATTCAGTACCCAGTTCTCGGCAAAGTCTTCTGCCTCTGTTGTATGTATAAAGTCTGTAGAGTTAGTTCCTTCACCTGTGGTAGTGAAAACTCTGCATTGATACGGTCTTTGATCGAAGTCTTCTATCCAGAAAACTTTTGCATGTCTGTCATCATCGTCGCTGAAGTAGCTACTTAAAAGTCTCATATGCTTCCTTAATCAATGTATCTGCGTTTGCTTTAGATGCTATATCATTATCGTTATTTAAAATCCAATCGTCACAAAAACGATAAACTTTATTTTCGATACTGATCTGTGATCTGATGATGGATCCCATCAGAAATTTTCTTAGGTCTAACTGTTCGTCAGTTAAATCACCAGTGATTATTACATCTGGTTTAGTAGTGGTATTCATCGAGGATGTCCAGTGCGTCGTTTAGTGCTTGTTGTGCTGCCCATCTTTCTTTATCATCCCATTCACGATGCCAGTTTTTACTGGCAATACCGCTTTTGATTTTCAAAAGTCTAGATGTCATATCAACTTTGCTAAGTCTACCGTTCATAAGGTGGGCTCATTTAATCATATTATAGTATATTTAATAAAAAAGGGGAACCTTTCGGCTCCCCTTCGTTCTGATCTCGTGACCAAAATTTACATTAGGTTCTCAACCTGAACACGTCTGTAGTACTGGTTCCTGTTAGCAGTAAGTGTTTCTGCATCAGGAGTACCGTTAGCCTGTGTTACAAATGGGTTTGCAACCATGCCGTAACGTGTCTTAAATCCAATCTTGGGTTGGAAGGTGTCTGGACCTATGCTTCTAACCATTTGGAGAGGAACATAAGGACAGTAGAACAGACCAGCGTCATAAGGAGAAGTTCCTTTGTATCCTACAACGTAGTAATGCTTGTCAGCAATGTTTGCAGAATAAGGATCAACGTATACCTTAATACGTCCGTTCATTGTACCTACAAGTAGGTTTCCAGTGTCATCAACTTCACCGATGGAAGGACCACCAGCACCAGTAAGACCTGAAGAGTAGTCTAGAGTACCAGACATAGCAAGAGCACTAGCAACGTCAGCAGATGTGACGATGAAGTTACCCTTCCCACGACGAGTTTCCTGTGCGATTGCGTTGGCATCTCTTTCGACTTGGAACATAAGTCCTTTGAATTTCTCAACTGACCATCTTCCGTTTGAGTCTACGTCTAAGTCAAAACGACCAGCGTTTGCTACGTTGTTAGCAGCACCAGGTTTTGCAATTGTGTAAACTGTACGTACAACCTCACGGTTGATTTCAGCAAGGATCTCACTAGAAAGAATGTTAGCAAGTTCTTGCTCTGCATCTAGACCGTGAATAGCTTTCAAGTCTTGGGCTAGTTCTAGAGTGTACTCTGCCTTGAGGGCTCTGGACTGTGCAGTCACAGCAGTCTTCTCAATGCTGAATGCCATCTCACGGAACTGAGTTGTTTCTCCCAATTCTTCAGCAACGTTACGAGCCATTGGCTTAACACCACGCTCATAAGTTCCAGGTGATGCGTCGTTGAGCAATGCAGGGTTCGAACCATCTGTTGCATCGTTAGCAGGGTTGTATGCACCCTTACTTGCGTCTGATCCAGCAGAGAAGTTTGAATCTGGCTCGTTGAATAGTGCTTCGGGGCCAGTGCGTGTTTCGTAATGCGCCTTCATTGCGAAGATAAGTCCAGTAGGACCACTCATTGGTTGTACACCGCAGATATCGTATGCAACTAGGTTAGGCATAGCACGACGAATCAAGCTGATTAGAACTGGGTCGAAACCAGCTAATCCACCTGTCTTAGTGTCGAGTCCACTACCAGATAGTGCGTTACTACCGATAGCACCAGCAGCGTTAACTGCAACCTCGTTTAGCATTCCACGCTCTTCACGTAGGAATTTCTCTTGGTTTTCTAACAGTACAGCAGTTACAGCCTTTCTATAATTGTCTTTGATGGGAGTAGACCCTTCATGACCCAGAACAGGTGACCACTTTTCTGTTAGAGCTTTAGCGTTAAACATTTGTTTACTCTATAAAAGTGTTTTATATTATTAAAATCAATTCCAGCGATTCAAAGCGTCTAGATAGCTACCCATTGCTGGTGTAACATCTTCTGCTTCAACTGGTGTTTCGTCAGATACTTCGCTGACTTGAGCCTTTTCTTTAGGGAAATATGACTCTTTAATAGTATTGAGTTTCTTGGAGTACTCCTCCTCAGATTTAAACTCAACACCCTCAGCGAGAGCTGATAGTTTGTCCTTCTGAGTATCTGCCAATCCTTCTGAAACTTGTTTCAGAATTACAGTTTTTGCAGACTCGTTAAGACGATTCTGAAGTTTCACATTAGCCTTGACCTGTTCGTCAAGTCTTTCTTCCATCTCACGAATAGATGTAGCCATACTTTCTACCGCATCGACCTTATCGTCGGGGATAGAAATGTAGTGCTCTTCAAAGAGATTCTTAAGACCTGAAATGAAGTCTTCAGTAATCTCATTCCTTATGCCACGATCAACGGCGAGTTGGTTCTCTTCCAACCATTGATTCACAGCGTAGTTCACAGTGCCATTGACTTCCTCATTGAGTTCTGCCTTCATAGCAGCGATTTTCTCTTCGGATTCTTTAGCAAAGTGTGCTACAAGCTTGTCGTACTCTTCAGTAAGTTTTGCCTTGACAGCAGCTTCAAAAATTGTCTTTGCTTTCTCGGCAAACTCTTCAGAGAGTTCGGTTCCCTCTAGGAGGGCTTTTACGTCGTCAGATAATTCAACTTCTTCAAACGATGGTTTGATTGGGTACTGTACATCTGGACCTTTAGAAGTTCCGTGTGTAATTTCAGCACCAAGACTGTTAGCACCAGCTTCGTCACCACCCTTACCAGATGGAGATGCTGCACTGCCATCTTGAGAGATAGGGGCAGCTGCCTTAGCACCAGGATTTTCCTCACCCTTCTCTTTCTTGGCATGGAGAGGTGGTGAAGATGATCCACCTAGATCGTTTCTAGACTGACCACTGGCAACACTTGGTTCAATTTTAGGATCAGAACCTGATGGTTCATCCTTGCCTGAACTTTTCTGTTGGGGATCACCCGAAACTTGAGTTGGATCGCTTCCAGTACCAGGTATAACAGTAGCCGTTACTGTAGGCATTGGATCTTGATATTCTTTGAGAACATCCTTCTGCTCAGATGCGAATTCCTCAAACTTTTCGTTTAACATGTCTGACATTAGTCTTCCCGTAAATTTGAATTATCTATGTTTATTTATTAATTACAAGCCTTGTAGGAAGTTATCAAACACTTGAAGTGTTCTTTCCTCTAGGTTTTGACGAGTAGCATCGTCCATGTAACTCTTATATTTAGCAACCTTAGTCTCCCTAAGTATGCCATTATCCCAAGCCCACTCTTTACCTTCCATGATTCCATTAACGAATGCATCAGGTGCGGAGGGGTCAGCAACAATGTCTGCTGCTGTAGCAAGCATGAAGTCATCCATGACTACATTAACATCTTCACGCTTATCGATTGAACCCATACCTCTAGATGAAACTCCAAGTTTCACACCTTCGTCAAGGAGTGACTTAGCAATTTGTCCCATAGGGGTGTCTAGGATTTGTGCTCTTCCGATGAAGTTAGTACCTTCAGCAGATAGCGATGTGATTCTGTGGGAAACACGGTCAAGGTTAACAGTAGGACCGTCAGGATG